CTTATCATATCTTCGTAATTGCTAGTCATAGACGAAGTTTCTGGTGGTTCAATCTGGTCTGCAAATAAAAATACTTCTTCCATTTATTTCTTTACGAGATATTTACTCTTCTTGCCATTCAATTTAGGCGTAGGCTGGCGATATTTAGTCATTTATTTGAGTTATTTCATAATTTTCCATAAGAAAAGCAACTTCATCATGGATAGCATGTCGTATAGCAAGATACACAACGAGGTACGCTAGAGCGATTGCAGATATGAAGATTATTGCTTTGGTCATGGATTGGTTGCGTTATCTAATTTCTCTTTGAGAAAGTCTGATAGCTTCTTTAGTATTATACTGATAACATCGTATTCTGGTAATACTACTCCTGTACGAACTGCATAAATGTTTTGAATTGAACTATATCATTCTGCCATGATAAGGATAGATAATCCCCATTCCATGAAGTGTGCTGGTGGGATATTTACACCTTTACCAACAAGGGCAAGAGTGTAGACAAGAATGACAGTCAGGAATTTTTTTAATACTCCAATTCCAAGAGCGTGACTTGTTATAGTTTTAGGGTTTGTTTTATATACTTTGGCTATTCCTGTGATTGTGTCGAGAAGCATGAGAGCACCGAGTATGGTAAGTTGTTCTTGAGGGATATTTAAATAATCAAAAGTAAATACAGAAACGAAGTAGCCAAGAGTTTTTACCCATTCCATTATTCAGGAAGTGACTTCGTTGTGGTTCATATTATTTATCGCCCATGTTACGGTCAATAGTTCTGATTGCAGTAAACCCAGCTACGATTGTAGCTATGAGATTTCTCTCAGGTTCTCCAATATAGCCTTTTGATTCGAGATAGACGGATAAAGCACCTAAAACAAGAGCTATAAAACGTGTCGAGGTAAGGAAAGCGAATTTATCGTTCATATTATGAAAAGTCAGAAATAAAAGAGGTGTCTTCTTCGATATTATATTGTTCAAATACACAATCAACGAGGTATTTATCGTTATTCCAGTTAGCGTAGAAATCAGCAAAATCAGCTCCACTATATGTTCTTGTGAGTGATTCGAGTTGTACTCAGTCAGATTTTCTCTTTACTGGGATTGTTATGATTGCATATCTGTTACCTTCTACTCCTTCGATAGTACAGCAAGGTATACCGAGTTCGTGTTCTTCTGTTATGTTTTTTTGTAGAGTAATCATATTACTGGCAAGAGGTGCACTCTTCTTCTGGAGGAGCTGGTTGTACAGGAGGTAAAAATTCAGGTTCTACTTGTGCCTCTTCCATTGTTATACTTTGGTCGAGGAATTGGTGAAATTCTTTGGCATTCTTTAACTCGGTTTCAAGTTGTGCGAGTGTTCGTGTAATCTTCCCAAAATGAGCATACTTGTCACCGATAGGCATAAGACCTACTGCGAAAGACTCGTATGGTGGGATAGCGTTTGTCAGAGAGACGAGCTTGCCAGCCTTGAGACAAAATACTCCAGGGAACATTTTGATAGGAGGAAACTCTTTGAGCATTTCATCGTTAGGAGACTCTGCCTCGTGAGTAAATACAAGAACATCAGGATTCTCTGCTTCAAACTTCTCAACCATAGGTTTTACCTTTTCGCAATTAGAACAGCCTTTCTTGGTCATAAAAAAGAGAGCTTTATCTGCGTTTCTTACGGATGACATTGTTGTAGTAGGAATCATAGAAAAAGTATAAGCTTAAGAGCGAGAAAGTAAATACCAATTTTTAACAGTATAGTAAATCCCTGAACAACCTGAGTAATAAGTAGTCGATTCACAAGTAGACTGGTCACCTATTCCATCACAAACAGCATTACCAGAACAAGTATTGCTACCAGAGTCCCAAGAACAATTTGAATATGTTGGAGAACAGCCAGAAGGAGTACATGCTCATTCGTTGAATACTGAACATGTTGTATACTCAGAGAATGCCTGTGCATGAATAGCGTCTTTATGCGTACCCAGTGTATACGAAGTAGTCTTATCGATAGTATCACCAGAATAAGGCTGCAAAATTACATCCGCACTTGAAGACGAATCATTGTATACCCAGAGGTGCATATTTGGGACTGTAACAACACTCGGAAGATTTACGGTGATGGAAGTAGACCAAGTACAACCAGTTTCAAAACCACAGTTTGTAGAGTCGTCTATGCCAGCACAAGAAGGAGAACCCTGACATACTGCGCCATACGTACCTGAACAGTTACCTGTGTAGTAATCCCCAGAACAAGAATAATTGTCGTAAGAACCAGAACAGCCATTGTAGTACGAGTAAGAGAGACAAGATGATTCGTCCATTTGTGCACTACAATCACCACCACCAGAACAAGTCATACCGTCCCAGCTACAATATCCAGTGTCTACTGTACAACCAGAAGTCATAGAACAAGTATACTCATCAAATCCTGAACAACTTAAGGGATTATTTGTCCAAGAACAACCAGAAGTTCCATTACAGCTAGATTCATCTCCGAATGAAGAACAAGAAGCGGTGTCGTATGTACAACCACTTTGCCCCTGACAACCTCACTGGTCGCCATTGTACACAGAACACGAATCACCAGCATACCAAGAACATCCTCCGTGTGCATCCCATTTCTCACAATCTGTTTGGTTAGTCCAGTGAGAACAAGCATAAGTAGGAGTACCAGAACACGCTGCGGAAGAAGCATCTGCATATATAGTTCAGTCTGCTGTTGTTACTGTGTAATTAGCTGTTACTCTACGAGCATAAGTAGAGAAACTACCAGCAGAGTTTAGGGTAGTAGCAGGTGTACTAGAAGAACCAGCATTTACTTTTCATCCGAAATATCAAAATCCGTAGTGTACAAAACCACTCTGATATAGATACGCAATAAGTTGGTTTGAAGTAAGACCAGAATTACCCCAATACCAAGCCTGTCAGTTTCATCATGAAACGTAAGTATCTTTACCACCACTAGAATTAAATCATTCAGAGCCACGAAGAACGCCAGCAAAACGATAATCTACCCAAGTTTGAGAGCCATCGTTATTGAAAGTCTGAGCACGAGTTGTTCATGGTGTGCTGTTTGACCAGTTTCCTTCTACACTCAATCCTCAAGTATTGAGATTAGACCTTGTGCTATTTCCTATCATCGGTTTTACACTTACTGAGTCGATAGTAAATCTGGCAGTATTTGAAGGAGTAAAAGTAATTGTAGAAGAAGACTGAGCTACGAATCTTTCGGTATATGTTCCATTAGCAGATACAATCGTACCAGTGAAACCTCACAATGCTGGAGTAACAGTACCAGCAGTCCAGTTGGAAATTGTATAGGTTAGGACATATTCTCTCTGTAAATACAGAGTAATAGACTGGCTGAGTGTTGCTGTTCCGTTTGAGCTTTTATTAACAGCGTTTGAAGAATAAGCCCAACCACTTCCTAGAGTCCATCCACTAGCAGAACCTGTAAAATTACCATTTGTTATCACTTCACTCCCAACAGTAGAGAAGAGAGAAAGACGGTTTAGTGTATCATCGTAATAAAATCCTGTGTTGTCTTGCGAAAGGAGTCAGTTAGAACCAAAGAAAGGCACAGACCCCTGCGTCATTTGTGAGTAAATATGGTTTCCGTACCATGTAACACCAGCACCACCTCACGCACCTAGTCTACCTATATCTGTTCAACTATTTGATTTAAAATCTAGTCATGCTGATGAAGATGCTTTTACTTCGGTTGTTATAATACCACCTGAAAATGTAGATTGCCTTGTGGTGGAAGCTCATTCATCAGTTACTTGTTGGAGAGTTGGGGTACTAGAAGGTGGTATTGATATTTCAGTCAATGAAAATTCAGAACGACTAGGGTTGTATGTTAATCAGTATTGTTGAGCAGTAGGAGTACCAACGTTTACATCCATTAACTGTCGTAAAAACATTGCTCACCCGCCACCTGTTGGGAGTTTATTTATCTTTTTTAGTATGTCATCAAATTTGATGTTTATTTCGTCCTCAGAGAGAATTTTAGGGAGTTCTGATAGGATTGCCTCTTTGAGAGTCTTTTTAATCTCTGATACCTCTTTTTTCGTGAAATAGTCTACTCATTTGATAGGGGTGACTCAATCGTCTCATTTTATACTTTTTCATGGTTCTCATGGCTGTCATGGTTCTCATTTTAAAGGAGGTGGTATGAGAGGTAGGAGAAACTTATCGAGGTTTTTATTTAGAAAGTTCTCTAGTGCTTTTTCTGGTCGAAAAGTATCATCTTCTCGTTCATCTTTGAAGATTATTTCTATTTCTGATGAGTCGAGTGATATTTTCATTAGTCTATGGAGTATTTAGTAGTCATTATGAGGTTGTTGATTTATATATCCACATTTTCCATACCCAGCTACCAGTTGTGACATTGAAATTTATAGAAGTGACATTTGTTTGAGTAGTCTGGTAGTGTGTACCCTCAATCATCATTATTTTTTCTGTCGAATCTTGGTATAAACCGCTTACGTTACTGTGACCTATAACACGACTATTCGTTCCATCATACGATAGGATAGACAAGTCAAACTCCATTGAGTAAGCGTTCCATCCGTTAGAGGTGAATTGCCATTGAGAGTCCTTGAAATCAAGATTTTCATTTGCCGCTGTTGTACCATCGTAGTTACGCCCTTGCATGATATTCCAATAACTGTTAGCTGTCGTCACTCAGTTGATTTTTCAATAGAGTGTTTTACTTGTAGCAGATGCAGCAGAGCATTGAACCAATATTTTGTATTTACCATCTGTTGCTAAATCGAGTGTTCAAGAAGTAATACCAGAAGCTGTAGCAGTAGAGTATTCTTTTAATGACCAACCTATACCACTAGGAGCTGGTATACCAGTACAGTTAGATAGATTACCACTTGCAGGAGTACCGAGAGCTGGGGTGACGAGTGTAGGAGAGTTAGCGAATACTAAAGCACCTGTACCTGTTTCGTCTGTAACAGCACTTGCGAGGTTAGCAGAACTAGGAGTAGCAAGGAAAGTACCTACACCAGTCCCGAGTCCTGTAATAGAACCAACCGCAGGGGTAACTGTAGTGCTTCATGCTGCTGTTATGAGTCCTTTTCCATTTACTGTGAAAGTACCTGCTGCTGTGGCACTACCAAAAGAACCTACATTGCTATTGACTGTAGCGAGGGTGGTAGCGTTCGTATTCCCTGCTGTTCAGTCAAATGAACTACCCGCACTCGTTACGTCTCCTGTAAGCGTACCTATTGTCCTAGATGTTTGTAGTGCAGTAGCAGTACCAGTAATCGAACCAGCAATAGCATTAGTGACTTCTAAATCTGTGAACCAACCTTTCGTAACACGAGTAGCTGTTGCACCGATAGTAGTGACAAAGAGATTAGCCCATTTTTTAAGAGTAGTACCTAAATCATCTGTATTGTCTGTATCAGAGACAAGAGTAGTGTTGATAGCTACGCTTGCGAGGTTGTCGAGAGCGGTTGTAGCACCAGAACTACTTATAGTTGCCAGTTCAAAATCTGTCTCTCCTGCGTTTACTCTCATTACTTTGAGGGCGTTTCCTGTGTAGGAAAGACCAGCTACGGAGGTGAGTTGAGCATCGAGAGGTTGTTTTTCGCTATCGAGTTCGTTTATAGCATTTTGGACTGTTACAGAAGAGATATTTCAAGCTGGGACATTTGTAATATTAGAAGCTGTATAATCTCCATTTGTTGCTGTTACGTTACCAGTTCTGCCAAATACAGAAGTGACAGCATCCGTAGCATCGAGTTTAGTCCAGTTTCATGCGTAAACTGTTGTAGAGGCGTTGTCAGTTGTTGCTACGAGTCTATCGTCTACGTTGAATACAACAGAGTCTACTGTACCTCAAACGGATACAGTATAGAACCATCACGTTTGTGCTACTCATGCTCATGGAAAAGTTCACGTAGAAGCGTCCCAATTTCCTTTATATACCATTCCATTGGCTAGAGCTGCGATGTCGCTCTCCATTGTATCAAGATTGACAGCCTGAGTGACTGTTATGTTATCTAACTTTGTTTCGTCTGCTGTTGTAAATGAAGCAGTTGTATTTGAGACGATTGTATGTTGTGCAGAAGTTAAATGGTAGTATTCATTTGTAGTTCCGCCTTGTTTACTACCGAGAGAATTATGAGTGAGTTCTGTTTCGTCTACGCTTATTGCTCCAGTTGCATCGTCATAGTCTAGTCAATTACCTACTGCGTTACCTACTGCATCTTGTGCCATCTCGTCAGTGTACTGAGTAATCGTTGTAGCTACGATAGGATTAGCAGGGTCAGTAGCATCGACTGTTATTCCAGTTCCAGCCACTACGGTGTCTACAGAACCACCGCCTCATCATGTTATTTGTGTAAGAGCAAATTCTTGGCGTGCTTTATTATAAGTAAGTCAATATTGTAGTTCGTCAGGTGTGCCTACGTTTACGTCACGGAGTTGTCGGAGAAACATTGCTCCACCACTTGCATTGAGACTTTTATATACTCCATCAAATTTGATGTTGATTTCCTCGTCAGAGAGACGTTTAGGTAGTTCAGCGAGTATAGACTCCTTGAGAGCCTTTTTTATCTCCTGAAGCTCTTGTTTTGTAAAATAGTCTATTCACTTCTTAGGTGTTTTACCATCGTCTCATTTAATAGGTTTAGGTATACGAGGTTCTATGAGAGCGACTATTTTCTCTTCACTAGGTGTTTCTCCGTCTTTACCATCGTCATAGTCTATGCCTTTTTGTGGTGTGTAGCCGTCACTTACTTCGGGAATCAGCTTTTGGATAGTTCCCTCTATATTTGTCGGTAGGAGAGGAGCTATCAGCTTTTCTAGGTTGCCTTTTTTATTGAGAAATTTATCGACTGCTTGCTCTACGTTGAGAAACTGGTCGAATTGAAATACTATATCTGGCTTTTTTCCGATATTTATTTCAAGTTTTTTATTCATTTTCAGAGATTATAAGAGGGAATGATTTTGTTTGTGTTTCTTTGCCTTGTTTCACTTTTATTTTAGCAATATATTCTCAAGGTTCAAACATATTTATATCATCTTCTGATAGGTCAAGATAAAATTTATCATCTTGTTTTTCTAAATCTACATAAAATTCTACTTTACCATTTTTGGTAATAGAAAAAGTTACTTCCATGTCATCATTCGGTAATTCAGACTTGTTTCAGTCTTTATCAACTCAAAAAATAGGGATGAGTCTTTGAAAGGAATTACCATGACTGAGTTCGAGAGCTTCCATATATGAATAATGGGGGCATTTCTGCCCCCGATTAAGAACTAGAGACTAGAGGCATCAATTTCAACATTGACCAATCTCTTAGCGAGGTCAGTAAATGTCTTGATACCATAGAGAGAACCCCAGATATATTCTTCTACCTTGTATTTTCCATCAACACGTCCGCCATCTGGTACTTTATCGTACTGGATAGCGAGTGCAGGAGCATCACCTTTCTCGAAGAACAAGTGTTGTTTCTTCTTAGTAAGAGTGTTTGAACCTGATGTGAAAGTAACTGAGATAGAGATAACACCAGTACCATTTACACGGAGTGTAGTGAGAGTAGCAGATGTAGCAACCGCAGTAACTTTGTTGAGGAAGAAGCGAGCGAGAGTATCAGCAGATGTACCAAGAGCAACACCTGTAGCAGTTGTTGTCATTGGAGCATTTACGAGAGTTTCAAACGCAAGTTTAGCAGCAGCAGCATTAGCACCGATTGCAAAGTTACCAGCGGTAGAGCCGAGAGTAGTCTTAGCAGTGAATGTTTGCCCCTCAGCAACGATAATATCGCCATCTGTAGGAGTAGCACCCCAAGTGATAACAGCAGAACCAGCTACGAGGTTAGACTCATAATGAGTGTATCCTCCGTATTCGCCACGATAAGGACGAACAACAGCTTTGTCTCCCATATCTGTCGCACGAGATGTAACAGAGTTGTTTCGGATTTCCATGTAGTCAGGAGAAACAACAGCACGCATAGCACCATTGTTTACATTGAGACGTTGGAATTTCTTAGTAACTGCATTAGGTATCTTGTAGACATTAGCTTCTGACATAGTAATACCATTACCTGCTGTACCACCGATAGAGCCATCATCTACTGTTGAAGTAGCGTTGAAGATTTCACCGAGTACATCAGAGTCAATCTGGTCAGAGAGAATCTGTGCTTGATTTTCAGCCTCATCAGCGATGAGTTTAGGACTAGCTTGGAAATTATCCTTAGCAGCCATACGGAAAGAAACAACGTATTCACTATTTATAGTGAGTGATTCATCTGTACGAGTGACATCATAATTAGTAACATCAGCATAGCGGTCAGTGACTGCGAATGCTTCTGTTTGTTCTGTTCTTTTTACACGATGGAGTACATCACCTTTATTGTTGATTGCACCACCTACTGATTCAACGATATTACGAGCAACGTTATTGTTGTAAAACGTTGTCTGTATCTTATCATCCCAAATCTCTGGATATTGGGCTGAGACATTATTAGCCATAAATTAAAATTAAAAATATTATTTCCTATAGAAAGGGTTATCTGGTATATTTGCTGTCTGGTTTAAAAAGGCATCTTTTTCTGTACGAGACAGTTCAGAATACGTTTTTGGTTTAGGAGCAAACTTTCCTTTTACATCCCTTGTCTTCCTTTTGTCACTATCCATAAATCAGTAGTGGATAGCTACTTCTTCTGGAGTCATGCCCTTACTTTTACTTAATTCAAGAATAGCTTTTTTAGAGCTTTCAAGGTCTGGATTTTCCTCAAAGAATTGTTTGGCTGTAGTTTCAGACTTTTCTTGAGTTTTGAGTTCTTCAAACTGTTGTTTGATGTCCTCTTTCGTAGCAATTCCTGCTTCTTGTAGAGGTTTGACCACTTGCTCGTAGAGGTCAGGATTTGACTCCTTTAACTCATCGAGAGATTTTGATTTCGCCTGAGAAAGTTGCTGGGTTTTATGCGTATAATCCTTTTGACGCATATACCCTTTTTTCAACTCCTCAACCGCTATCATCTCGCCATCCACTTCTACTAAATTAGGAGTGTTGCCCGCACCAGTTTCCTCAGACTGAGCTTGGTCTTGTGACTGCATCTCGACTTCGAGAGCTTGGTCTTGTGACTGTTCTGTCATAGAATAAGAATAAAAAATAAAGAAGCTGTATTATCAGCTTCTTGTAATAGTCAGGACTTCCCAGAACTAACTACTACAAGTAGCCGACAATGGGGAAGTATATGTACGAGGACTATTCTTTTTCTTTACTTGCTTCTAGGTTTCTTATATATTGGAGAAAGTCATCTACAATATTATATTCACCTCGTATAACAAGCAAGTTTTTCTTGTCTGAGTCAGTTTCTAGCGAGGCGGTTCTTAGTTGGGTTTTGCATGACCTTTCTATGGCTTCAAAATATTCAATAACATACTGAAACCCTGAAAGCCCTTTTAGAGCGAGGATTTGGTCACGTCTGCTTTTAAAAAGAGCAGAGGCTTCGTCTATAACTTGACGATGTGTTTTTTGTTCGTCTATTGGATGCTTCATATTCATGGAGGAGGAGGTACAGCAAGTGGATTAGTTGGTACTTGTTCTTGTCATGGTTGAGTTGGTGGTATGAGAGACTGTAAACTATTCATGTCAATGAGCTTATTAACATCGAGTCATTCAAAAGTTGAGAATATCTTTTTAGCTACTTCGTTTATGTCTACCTTAGCTCCCATCTGCATGAGTTCTCCTGCTATGTTTTTAATAGCGATAGCATCTTGTCTTCGGCTTTCTACATCCAGTGATGAAGAAGAATTAGCCTCTACACGAATATCGAACCTACGGAGAGCATCAGCAAATGCTTCTTTGTGGAGCTTCCAAAACTTCTTACCATCTGCACTTTTGAAATAGATATTCGATTCCATGTTCTCGTAAGTTGTTTCGAGGAGCTTGTATGCAATACGAGAGAGAGCATCTTCAAAAGACTGGCGTACATCGTTTACTACGTCATTCATTTCAGCATACTGGATTTTCTCTCCTGTTGCTGTGTTTGTTTGTCCGACTCATGGGCTACGATTAGCTATATCAATAGTGTGTGTAGCAGCTTGTATTTGTCGTTCAAAATCATTCTGTTCGTTAAAATACTGCATGTCTAATTGTCGGTGTGGGAGTTCAAGGAGGTGGTTAGTCACAACCTCAGAAGCACTAATAGCATCAGGTATGATAACGTGTCATGGTCAGCTATATAGGTCAGCGGGGTCTATACCAGACGTAGGAGAAAGCACCCACGTTCTATGGAGAGCATTGTTTATGTATTCACTTGCTGCGTTCTTCTTCCAGTTTAATTCTCTTTGTAGCCCCATTATTGGCTCTATAAATCCTTTTGCTAGGAATGTTTCAGTATCTTCAAAAACCCTAAATTCCTCGTATGAAAATCAAGTGATTTCTTCATAGCCTATGAGTAGGTAGTCCGAGACTGTCGTAGCACGTATAAATTTGTCTTCATCGCCCCAGTAGCCCTCGTAAATCTTTAATTCTAAATTATGTAAATCAGGTTCAGCGACTTCATTTTGAGTAATACCAGCGTACTTCTCTATTAGTTCGTTTTTAAGTGTAGGGTCTTTTGTTGTGATGATTTCTTTGAGTTCGTCTAAAATCTCTTGGTCGTATTTTCCACTTGCTTCGAGTTCTGATATACGGACATTACGTGCTATTTCTATAATAGCTGGCATTTCATCGAGTGTAGTGTATCGAGGGTCGAAATACATGTCTGAGAAAGACTTTATTCCAATACAAGGATAACCATCTCGTGTTTCTTCTTTAGCTCCTTTTTTATCGACTTTACGAGCAACGTTATAATCGTATTTGACTTTAGCCCAACCTATACCATATCGTACACCACTTTTGGCAAACAATTTAAACTTCTTACGGATTTCTTGCTTCTCAAACATCTGAGTAAGGTAGTCTTGGAGAGCAACAGGTAAATCTCGTTTGTTTTCCATCTTTTTAACTTTCTCCTCCTCAGATAAATCTTCGTCTCCATATTCCCATGCATCAGTTCTCCATGAGACTATAAATCTAGGGTTTTTAGCCATGATTTTAGGTGTAACCTTGTTTTCTACTTCTCGCATTTTATTGACGTAGAAAGTAGTGTCCCATTCGTTATTTTTAGTTTCTTCGGTTTTGTTTACCTCACGATAAATAGACATCAGAGTATTGTGATACCCAGACAGGTCTTGTTCGTATGAGTCAAATGTATCTTTGACATGTCGGACTATATCGTATCTCTCGTTGGTAGGAAGTTTATCTAGGAGTGATTTTGTCATAAATTTATTATAATATCTATTTTTAGAAAACAACTATTTACTAAGGATTGGTCGTCAGTTTTGGTAGCTTACTTTTATTCATCTGTGACGTGTTTGTACGTTTGGTTGTAATGTATAGAGGTCATAGACCATTTGAAGACTGTCGATGACATCATCGTGCTTCCCTCGTGGGAACGTGAGGAGTTGTTTTTCGAGTGATACTTCTTGTCCGTCTTCTATACCTCGTACAAACATCACTAGTCCATCTCGGAATAGGGGTATCAATTTACGGATTCTGCTTTCCTTATCGCCTTTCTGTGCTATTTCTTCGATGTTTACATACATACCCATAGCTTGGCAGGTATTTTTGAGTGGAACTGATAGGACACCTTTTGCTTGTATAGCTTCTACGCCTATTTTTTCAGGATTATACAATTTGATATGTTTGATAATCTCATCAATCGCCTCAGCAGGGTCAAATTTACCTGCTGTATAGCCTAAAATATAGAGCTTGTCGTCAATAAATTTCCCTGTAAGGATAGAAGTGTAGTCTGAATAACTCTGCTTGGTCCAAGCAGGGTCTACTGTCGTAAATACACGCCCTCATGTTGGTATATCGTTTCTATCGAGATATTTGAACCATTCTGTATGAAACTCTTGGCTTTCTTTTGATATAGGATTCTGTTGATACTGACATTCAAACGTAGAGTTATTCATGTTCTTGCGTATCTTTTCTATACCATCTGCGTTGAATCGTTTAGGATGGAGGACTTCTCACTTGATTCTCTTAAAGGCAAAATCATCTACTTGTATGAGTTCATCATTTTCAGCGATAGCTGGGAGTGAAAGTACAGTCCAGTCATCTCAGGTTTTGTTCTTCATTCTTTCGATGAGATGACCGCATAGGTCGTCTTCGTGTGTCCTTTGCATGATGATAATTATACATCAATTATTAGGATTGTTGAGACGACTAGGGACTGTGTTCTCAAACCAGTTATTGATTCCAGTACGGATTATATCACTTTCAGCTTCATCGGGTTTGATTGGGTCGTCTATAATGAAGTAGTCACATCATTTTCAAGTTATTGACCCCCCAGTACCTGTTGCGTAGTAACTTCCACCGTCATTGAGTACCCAGTATTCCTTTGTGTTCTGTTCTGCTCTTATGTCTTTATGGCGAGGGAAGACATTTTTATATTCGTTAGAAGTGACAATATCTTTCGTTTCTAGTGAGAATTGCTGTGTTAGGGTGCTAGAGTACCCAGTGACTATAAACTTCGCTTGTGGGCTGTTTCAGAGTACCCAAGCAGGGAAGCATTTAGTTATCATTTCTGTCTTTCAGTGACGAGGGGGTATATTGATTATCAATCGTGTGATTTCTCCTCTACTGCATTTCTCTAGGTACTCAGCAATCAATAAATGAAACTCATCTATTTCGTATTCAAACTTTCTTCCGTACTTGAACCAATAGGAAACAAAGTCTATATAATTCTCAGACTCTTGCTTATGGTTCTTCTCGAGCTGTCTTGTAGCGAGTTCTTTAATGATAGACTTCTTATCCATTATTTTTTCGGGTTAGGGTCGGTAGGGTCGGAGTATATTACTTTGTCTCTGTTTTTATCGAGCATATTATTATAGTTTATAAATGTTTATGAAAAGTTTATAAACTATTTGTAAACTTTTTTCTTTCAAAATCAGCTCTTCTCTATTTGGTCACTTCCATACTTTTCAAACCAAACATCGAAAGCACCTTGCATGCCTAGTTCAGAGCGTTCTAAATTGGTAAGTCAGTTGTGATACCAGTCTGCGAATAATTGCATTTCTTGGAAGGTGAACATATTTATTGGTTATTTTTTAGATAGTCTGCTCTCGTTATTTTTAATACTGGTATAGTTGAATCATCCATTTCTCCTCAGAATTTATCAGCTATTTTCCTCCAAAATCACTTTGCTCATGGAGTAATTGCATACACCTTAAATTCTTGAGTAAATCCTGTACTTCATTTATTTTGAAATACCTTGTCGAGTATACTCTTAATTGCGTTCGTTCCTACACCTTTTCACTTATTTTCTACTCAAAAACTCTGTACAATGTAGTCTCTTCATCCATTCTCAAATCCTCCATTGACATATACCTTTTCTCCATCAATTATATATTCTCTTCCGCCTCATCTTAGTCCTTGTGCATATTCTGGTACATTATCAGCCCCTTTTGGTATGTCTCTGTAATTTCCTATACCATCCGCCCCACTATACTTAACCTCCCCCTTAGCAGACATTGGTAGTGAAGACTTGTTAGCTTTATTGTAGATGTCGAGGAGTTGTTGTTTTTCCTTATCTGTCAGAAATGTCATTTCTGCTATTTTGTCGTAATGAGTGCTTTGTGGTTTTACTCAAGGTATCCATATATCTCATTTCTTTTTTAGTCATCATTCAAAGTATACTTCAAGTTCGTTCTGTGCTGGTTTTCTAATATACTCTAGTGGGACTTTTACTTCAATAATATCACGAGTTCAAGATGAAGACCAAGTATCTTGCACCCATTTTTTATCCGTTCAAAAATATACTATATTATCTCACAGGTCTACCCCGACCATTCATCAAGGTGCGGCTCGTGTTCACTTAAATTCTCACTGTTTTATAATATCATCTTTGTTATATGTAGCATGGTATAAAGTTACTGTATCATCAGGATTTATTTTTGTTCATTCTGATATAAGTCGTTTTCGTATAGCTTCTTTTTTTATAAACTCCTCAGCACTCTTATACTTCTTAGCTTCACTTTCTAGGTCTGGTTTACTATACTTCACCTCTGATTTCTGAGAGAGGGGGAGACTAGACTTTGGTTTATCAAAATATCCAGATGTTTGAGACTTTTCGTATAAATCTGCTGCTCTTAGTTTTGTAGCTGCTGATGCGTTAGGATTTTGTGATATAGCCCAGTAGATACTACTTTCATTTGCCATTCATTTATCAACTCTATTCAATACATCGGTCAGTTCTGTACTAGACTTGCTATCGTTTGCTAATGCTACCAAAATATTGTCTTTTCTGCTTGCAAATTCTGGCGTGTCGATAACTTCTTTCCAGTTCTTTTTTACACTTATTATTCTAGGCTCTGTCTTCCCCTCTACCTGTGGTGTCTTACTTTGCATAGAGAAATCTCCTAATTTGCCTTTTAGACTATACACATCTTTAATAGGCATTATTACTCAAACTGGTTCTCATTTGCTCAACACA